ATTACCCAGATTTTATAGATGAAATTTATGTACCAAGAAAAAACGAAATCTGTGAAGAATGTCAAAGACCTGCTATTACATCTACATTAGATAATTGTCATAGATTAAATTGTCCATATCACAAAGATTATTATACTGATTAAAGGTTTTTAAGAATGTCGTTAAAAGTAATTATGAATGAAAGCGAGTTAAACAATTCTATTGGTATTGAGACAAACGAATTGAATAGAAATGCTATGGGTGGCACAGAGATGATGCAACATGCATTGTATTCAAAGTTGTCAAAGGAGTTGTTAGATAGATTCCAAATTATTCCATCTAGAGTTAGGAATATTGATCCTAATCGTCTTCCTATTCTCTGGTTGCATGATTTGGCAGAAGACCCTGAGGCCAGGCACCTAAGTGATAGTGGAAACCGGAGCAGATTCAGACGACTTGTTTTTGTATCCCACTGGCAATTTACAACTTATCATAAAGTTTTAGGTGTCCCCTATAGCGATTCTATTGTTATTAGAAACGCTATTGAACCTATTCCTACTCACGAAAAATCAAAAGAAGGTCCATTGAGACTTATCTATCACACTACACCACACCGTGGTCTTGATGTGTTGTTAGCTGTTTATCAGAAACTATCTGAAAAATGGGGCGATAGAGTTCATCTAGATGTATATTCATCTTTTAATATCTATGGATGGCCACAGAGAGATGAACCATTTGAACAATTATTTCAAATTTGTCGTGATCATGAACATATCACATACCATGGAACTGTATCCAATCAAGAAGTAAGAGAAGCATTACAAAAAGCACACATTTTTGCATACCCCAGCACATGGCAAGAAACTTCTTGTATTGCTGCGATTGAAGCGATGAGTGCCGGTTGTTGCGTAGTTTGTCCATCTCTAGCTGCACTTCCAGAAACTACTTCTAACTTTTCTCTTATGTATCCATTTGATGAGGATAAGAATCAACACGCTCATATGTTCTACCAAGTTCTAAATGCGGCTATAGAATCATATTGGGAGGAAGATATGCAAACAAAATTGCAGTTTCAGAAACTCTACACAAACACATTCTATAGCTGGGATCTACGAGCACAAGAATGGGAGGGATTATTAAAATCCCTATTAGACCATGAAAAGTAATTATAGTTTGTTTAGAGGGTTATTCAAGGCTTTTCTATAGTCTTGTTTACCCTGGGTTCTTGGAGCAATGAGTAGTCCTGGATTGATGGGAGATGGCCGAGCGGGATACGTCAAACCAGACGATCCCTGGTGTGATGAGTTTATAGATTATATCGATACGAGATATGGTGGTCGTGTTGAGTTACAGCAGTTTCTCAAAGATATGAATTGGAAGGGAATAGATACACCATGGGGTCCTGGATTGAGATGGACCTACGATTTTGACAAAGACCAAAAATTTTATATCACAACAAAAAAAGTTGTTGACAAAAATAAAATTCCTGGTATTATATAAACATGATGAACGAAGGAGTGAACAAGATGAAGACAGTAATCCTTTATGAGTCCGATTTTGCTAACAACCAGATTGGCATGACGTGGGCCGATCTTCTCGATAATCTCGGTATCGAGACCCATGTTCTGGTCGGCGGTCGTTGGATCGACAAGGAAATCGAATCTGTGACCTTGAAGGTCGCTTCGGTGGAGGCAAACTAGGATCTGAAGAGGAATTCCGTCTCTATCCTATGAACTATGAATTTGTTTCCATGTCAGGCGATTACATCTGGTCGATGGTAAAAAAGAAAAAAACCGTTGACATTTAATTCAGCTATGGTATAATAACTATAGTTGATGAAGGAGTGAATGACATGACTACTTTTGATTTTGGCAACGGCCTGGTCCCCGCCCACCAGCATTCTAATGGTGGTGGGTGGGTCGCTGATACCGCCACTGTTTCTGAGACCGCCTATGTTGGGTCTAACGCTAGGGTGTCTGATAACGCTAGGGTGTCTGGTGATGCTGAGGTGTTTGGTGACGCTATGGTGTCTGGTAACGCTGTGGTGTCTGGTGACGCTAGGGTGGCTGGTAACGCTGTGGTGTCTGGTGACGCTGTGGTGACTGGTCACGCTAAGGTGTCTGATTACGTTATGGTGACTGGTTACGCTAGGGTGTCTGGTTACGCTAGGGTGTCTGGTCGCGCTGTGGTGTCTGATTACGCTAGGGTGTCTGATTACGCTATGGTGACTGGTTACGCTAGGGTGTCTGGTGACGCTATGGTGTCTGATGATGCTTGGGTGTCCGGTAACGCTGAGGTGTCCGGTAACACTGAGGTGTCTGGTTACGCTAAGGTGTTTGGTAACGCTTGGTAATGGATGAAGAAGTGAATGACATGACTACTTTTGATTTTGGCAACGGCCTGGTCCCCGCCCACCAGCATTCTAATGGTGGTGGATGGGTCGCTGATACCGCCACTGTTTCTGAGAGCGCCTATGTTGGGCCCGAAGCTATGGTGTTTGATAACGCTGTGGTGACTGGTAACGTTGTGGTGTATGGTAACGCTGAGGTGTCTGGTCGCGCTGTGGTGTCTGGTCGCGCTGTGGTGTATGGTAACGCTAGGGTGTCTGATTACGCTGAGGTGTCTGGTAACGCTAAGGTGTTTGATAACGCTCGGGTGACTGGTAACGCTAGGGTGTATGATAACGCTGAGGTGACTTGTGACGCTAGGGTGTATGGTAACGCTAGGGTGTATAATAACGCTGTGGTGTCTGGTTACGCTGTGGTGACTGGTTACGCTGAGGTGTATGGTAACGCTGAGGTGTCTGGTCGCGCTGTGGTGTCTGGTCACGCTATGGTGTCTGGTAACGCTCGGGTGTCTGGTCGCGCGATGTTGTATGATTACGCTATTGTGGAGTGAATGAAATGACTACTTTTGATTTTGGCAACGGTCCGGTCTCCGCCTACCAGCATTCTAATGGTGGTGGGTGGGTCGCTGATACCGCCACTGTTTCTGAGAGCGCCTATGTTGGGCCTAACGCTTGGGTGTCTGATGACGCTGTGGTGTCTGGTAACGCTGTGGTGTCTGGTAACGCTAGGGTGTCTGGTAACGCTAGGGTGTCTGATAACGCTGAGGTGACTTGTGACGCTAGGGTGTCTGGTCGCGCTGTGGTGTATGGTAACGTTAGGGTGTCTGGTTACGCTAGGGTATCTGATAACGCTATGGTGACTGGTTACGCTGTGGTGTCTGGTGACGCTGAGGTGTTTGGTGACGCTATGGTGACTGGTCGCGTTGTGGTGACTGGTTACGCTAAGGTGTCTGGTGACGCTTGGGTGTCTGGTGACGCTGTGGTGTCTGGTAACGCTATGGTGTCTGGTTACACTGTGGTGACTGGTCGCGCTGTGGTGACTGGTGACGCTAGGGTGTCTGATAATGCTGTGGTGGCTGGTAACGCTGTGGTGTCTGGTGACGCTGTGGTGACTGGTTACGCTGAGGTGTCTGATAATGCTGTGGTGTCTGGTCGCGTTGTGGTGTCTGGTCGCGCTGTGGTGTCTGGGACCCGTTACTCGGCGAACACGTAGGTGTCTGGTAACGCTAGGTAATGGATGAAGGAGTGAATGACATGACTACTTTTGATTTTGGTACTGGTCCAGTTCCTGCTCACCAGCATTCTAATGGTGGTGGATGGGTTGCGGATACCGCCACTGTTTCTGAGACCGCCTATGTTGGGCCTAACGCTTGGGTGTCTGATGACGCTGTGGTGTCTGGTAACGCTAAGGTGTTTGATAACGCTCGGGTGACTGGTAACGCTAGGATGTATGATAACGCTGAGGTGACTTGTGACGCTAGGGTGTCTGGTTACGCTGTGGTGTATGGTAACGCTTGGGTGTATGGTAACGCTGTGGTGTATGGTAACGCTTGGGTGTATGATAACGCTAGGGTGTCTGGTTACGCTAGGGTGTCTGGTTACGCTAAGATGTCTGGTTACGCTAGGGTGTCTGGTGACGCTTGGGTGTCTGGTGGCGCTGTGGTGTCTGGTCGCGCTGTGGTGTCTGGTCGCGCTGTGGTGTCTGGTGACGCTTGGGTGTCTGGTTACGCTGTGGTGACTGGTGACGCTGTGGTGTCTGGTGACGCTGTGGTGTCTGATAATGCTGTGGTGTCTGGTCGCGCTGTGGTGACTGGTAATGAATGAAGGAGTGAATGACATGACTACTTTTGATTTTGGCAACGGTCCGGTCTCCGCCCACCAGCATCCTAATGGTGGTGGGTGGGTCGCTGATACCGCCACTGTTTCTGAGTCCGCCTATGTTGGGCCTAACGCTAGGGTGTCTGATTACGCTAGGGTGTCTGATTACGCTAGGGTGACTGGTTACGCTATGGTGACTCGTTACGCTGTGGTGACTGGTAACGCTAGGGTGTCTGATAATGCTGTGGTGTCTGGTTACGTTAGGGTGTCTGATAACGCTATGGTGACTGGTGACGCTTGGGTGTCTGGTGACGCTAAGGTGTCTGGTCGCGCTGTGGTGACTGGTAACGTTAGGGTGTCTGGTGACGCTTGGGTGTCTGGTGACGCTAAGGTGTCTGGTGACGCTTGGGTGTCTGGTTACGCTGTGGTGTCTGGTGACGCTGTGGTGTCTGGTAACGCTATGGTGACTGGTGACGCTGTGGTGACTGGTAATGAATGAAGGAAAAGTCTAAATGTCTCTTAAACCTCGTAAGAAACGTGTACGTGTTCGCCGAGTAACGGGTCTTAGTGGTGCTCCTAAGACTCCTGGACGGGCAGCTGATTCATATTTTCAATATGAAGTTGAGAATAAGCAGATTATAGAAATGGTCAAATCTTGGATTCGTACTGAGTTTCCTAAGAAAATTGCCACATCTATTCTAAAACAACCAGACTGGAAATTTATGTTTCCACACTGGGCATGTATTATTCACACAAACGATTCCTCTCGTATGGACTATCTTCGAAATAGAATTTCTCAACTGGCAGAGGAAGAAGTGAAAGTCGTAAAATCTCCTAATAAGAATACGACACAAAAAGATAAGATTGATCCAGTGAAAGAATGGATTGGCGAATTAGAAGAGGTAGTAGACCGACAAGATGACAAGTTTGACTTCTATCAGTTTGCTCGAATCAAGAATATGAACAAAGCACAAACTGAAAAAATCATTCAATATTATAAAAGAGAATATGAAGAACTCTTGGAAGTAAAGGAAGGTAAAAGCGAGGATCTTAAAGAAGCCTGGGGATATCTAAAACGTAAAGGTTTGACAAATCGTATTGCATTTTTTGAACGTCTATTGTCTGAACTAGACAAGCATATAAATAATAAAAAGGTAATACGTCGTCCACGTAAACCAAAGGTAAAGTCTGCCGCGCAACTCGTAAAAAACGTCCAATATCTCAAAGAATCGAATGAGTTGAAAGTTGTGTCGGTAAGTCCAGAAACAATTGTTGACATGAAACAATTGTGGGTATATAATGTTAAGTATAAGAAATTGACTTGTTATAACTCTTTGGAGGGTGGTTTTAAGATGAAAGGAACCACACTTCAAAACTTTGATATGGAAACAAGTATGTGTAAGATGTTACGTAAACCCCAAGAGCAACTAGGTGAGTTGCTGAAATCGGGAAAGGTTAAACTCAGGACTTTCATGGATAAACTAACAACCAAACCATCAACATTTACAGGTCGTATCAATAAAGATACACTATTAGTGAGAGTATTATGAGCAATGTGATTCAGTTTCCTTTGGAACGAATGGGTGTATCGCCCATTGTAAAAGAAAGGAATCTTCCACAATCTGAAGAAGAGACAATAAAGGCTATCACAATCAATCGAATGATGTTGGTAGACGAAGTAGTCAACACAGAATTTAGCCGTCTTGCTACGAAAATGATGATGCAAGGGTTTCCTGTAGAAGATTCTGGATTCTTCAAGGATTATATTTTTGTTGGAGAGATGATGAGAGCCATATTGTATAATAGTGTGGATATTGAACATCCTTTGTATGATATCATTACTAGCAATCGCGATAGATTAAAAAAGATGATTGGAGATGGTTATATCTCTTTTGAGGATGAAGATGACGAGAATGAGGAATAGGAGTTAATTTTGATTTTACTTGATTTTTCGCAAGTATGTCTATCAGGTATTCTTGCGAGTGGCAATAAAGATTTTAGTGAAGATCTTATTCGTCACATGGTACTAAACTCAATCCGTAGCTTCAAGACACGGTTCTCTGAATACGGAGAAATGATACTCTGTTGCGATGACAAGAACTATTGGCGTCGTCAAATCTTTCCTTACTATAAGGCAAATCGTAAGAAGAGTCGAGAAGAATCACCACTCAACTGGAATCTTATCTTTGATACATTGAATTCAATCAAAGAAGAGATTCGAGATAATTTTCCATATGTCGTAATTCAAATCGAATCTGCCGAGGCTGATGACATCATTGCTACAATGGTAGAACGTTATGGTAATTCAAACGAAAAGATTATGATCGTATCGGGTGATAAAGACTTTTCACAATTGCAAAGGTATAAAAATGTTGAACAATATTCTCCTATTACGAAGAAGTTTATTAGAGTTGAAGATCCTATGGTATACCTTTACGAACATGTTATCAGGGGCGACGCCGGCGACGGAGTACCTAATATTCTTTCTCGTGACGATGTTTTCGTCGTTGGTGTTAGACAACGCCCATTAACGACTAAGAAAGTTAAAGCATATATAGATGAGATGAATCGAGGTATAGTTCCATTTGATGGTGAAATCAAAAGAAATTATATGAGAAATATTCATCTAATCGATCTATCAAGAATTCCAGATAATATACGAAAACAAGTTATTGAAATGTATTCTTCATACGAGAAAAAAGATAAATCGAAGTTATTAAACTATTTTATTAAAAACAAACTTAAAAATTTAATGTCTGACATCCAGGAGTTTTGAAATGAAAGACGGTATTGCAGAAATCATTAAGAAAGCCTCTGAATTAAAAACAGAAAAAGAGAAGATTGAGTTTTTACAGGCGGCATCTAAGAAGTGTCAACCACCAGATCTTTTAGTACTCATGTTTAGATTGATGTTTGATCCTAAAGTAACATTTGATCTACCAGAAGGTCCACCACCTTATAAACCTCTGCCAAAAGAGTCTGACGTTCAGAACTTTTTGTATAGAGACTTTCGCCGAATAAAGTACTTTATCAAGGGTCAGTTTGAGAACATTCGACCACACAAACGCGAAACGATGTTTATCGAATTTCTAGAATCTATGGACCCAGATGATGCTCTAATGATGGTGGCTATCAAAGATAAAAAGAGCCCATACAAAGGAATCACTAAAGCACTCATTAAGAAAACTTTCAAAGAAGAAGCAAAGGATTGGTAATAGTTATGTCTAAGACTTTTCGGGCTCGCCATAACAAGTGGGATGATGATTACGATGATTATGATAATTCACGACGAGTAAAAAAATTTCGAAAAATGAGAAAAGAACGTCAAGAATCTTTTAAAAATAAATTTAATTTAAATGAAGGTGAAGATGTTTCAGAAGATACCATTCATAAATCGTAAATCGGCTGTTATTATAGGTAATGGTACTACAAGACAAAATTTCAATTTAAATAATCTTGTTAATAAAGAAAATCTTTTAATCTACTCGTGTGGCGTTGCTTACAAAGGATTTGATGACCCTAATAAAGTAGATTATCATGTTACCATTGAAGAGTATAGGAGAGATCAGTTAGAAAAAGAAGGCCAGTCTCCTATAATTTATCCAGAAGATATTGAGGATCATGTAGAGTCTATGTTTTATCATGGACACGCTGGTCCTCGTCCTCGTTCTAATACTGGTATGTTTGCTATGAAATGTGCTATAAGAACAGGTTGTTCGGTGTTATATATATTAGGATTCGACTCGTTAATTAAAAACGACGAGACTCAATCTATCAGCAATATGTTTAAAGGAAAGGCTGAAACAAGAACAAGAGCGGCGGATAATCCAAATAGAATTAGATATCTAGATTGGTTTATGTCGCATAATCATCTTGTAGACTTTATATTTGTTTTTGATAAACAATATGAGTTTTACAGATGTCAATCCAATAATATGCATGGTTTGTCTTATTCAATGTTTGAGAAGATGTTAACAGATGACATTTCTATTTGATCCATTAGAAAAAGCAGGAAGCACTACTTTAACCATATTCATAGGATATGATTCTAAAGAAGATTTCTGTGCTAAAATACTAGCGCATACAATTAGAAAATATAGTAATCATAGAAAAGATTTTGTAATTATTCCTTTGATCTACGATCAACTTTACGCTAATGCGTATACATCAAGAAAATTAGATAAAAGAGGATCCACAGAATTTTCTATGACTAGATTTCTTTGTGTTCCTATCACAAGATTACATATGCAATATCCTGAAAGTATAGAAAATAAATATAAAGGTTTATTGGAAAGATATTCCTTATTTTTAGATTGTGATATGATGTTTACTGAATCTGTTTGGAATTTATTAAAAGTGGCGGACTTATCCAAACCAGTTTCTGTTTGTAAACATGATTATTCTTCTGCATCTCGTTATAAGATGCATGGTACTCTCCAAGAGAATTATCCTAGAAAGAACTGGTCTTCTGTTACACTGTGGAATTGTCTTCATGATAAAAGCAAACAGATGACCTTTAAATTAGCTGATACAAAAGATCCGGCATATCTTCATAGATTTCAAGGATTCGATGATAATGATATTGGAGAACTTCCTTTAAAATGGAATTATCTAGTAGACGAACCAATGGATCGAGATTATTACGGATTAGAAAAAGATGAACTTCCATCTAACATTCATCATACTTTAGGTTCACCTGTTTTTAGATTATATCAGGATAGCGAATATTCCGACCTTTGGAAAGAAAATTTCAAAAGTGTGTTTTCTAGAGATTTTGATGAGAAAAAAGATACTATTTGATAAATAGAGATAAGGAGGACTAATGCCAACTTATACATTTTTTAATGAAGAATCCGGCATGGAATGGGATGACTTTATGTCAATCTCAGAAAAAGAAAGTTACCTTAAAAAAAATCCTCAAATCAAACAAGTCTTAAACTCTATGAACATTGTTTCTGGAGTTGGAGGTTTGCGTAATGATGGTGGTTGGAATGATGTAATGAATAAAATCTCTGATGCTCATCCAACCAGCGAACTGGCCGCTTCTAGAGGGTCAACAAAGTCAACAAAGGAGGTTAAAACAAGACAAGCCGTAGAGAAGTGGAGAAAACAGCGAGCTATACGTGGAGATTCTGTAAAACTTTAACTCGCACAAAGGAACTAATAAATGTCCCTTATTAACCTAGAAGATTACGGCGTAGGTAAACTTACAAAAAGGCAAAAAAGAGAACTGAGAAAACAACAGAGTAATTCGCTTAGAATACGATCTATTCAACCGAAAACACAAAATCAAAAACGAGCCTTTGATCACTATGACGAAGAATATAATCTTCTACTGCATGGTCTTGCAGGAACAGGAAAGACCTTCATATCACTCTACTTAGCACTGTCTGACGTTTTAAGCCAAGACTGCGACCAACATAATGTTACCATTGTTCGTTCGGTAGTCCCAACAAGAGATATGGGATTTCTACCAGGAAGCGAAAAAGAAAAATCCAAAGTATACGAAGCGCCATACTCTAGCATCTGTAGTGAATTATTTGGAAGAGGCGATGCATACGAGATTCTGAAAACAAAGAATCTTATCAACTTTGTTACAACGTCTTATATTCGTGGACTAACATTAGATGATACGATTGTAATAGTTGATGAGGCTCAAAATTTAAACTTCCATGAGTTGGATTCTATCATTACCAGACTTGGTGAAAATAGTCGTATTATGTTCTGT